GAATGATGTTCCTCCAGCAAAATTGTCTGGCGTGACAGTCGCGACACCAGCACCTTTATTAGTAAATATTTTATATTCTCCTGTAGTTGTTCCATCATTTAATCCTACAGCTAATGCACTTCCCTTATTACATATAATATAAGTTGCTGTATCAGATGCATCTCCATTTGCAGTTATTGTCACTGATGTGTAAGCTGCTTTTGAAAATTGAACAGAACCTGTTCCCTTTGTTGTTAAGAATATATTTAAATTGGATCCACCACCAGTTGCTGATAAAGTTGGTCCGTTTGTTGAGGCTCCATTCGCAACCGTAAATTCATTAACGGCTGACCCAGTAGCAGTTACTTTAAATAATTCATTACCATTTGTATCATTAATTGATGTACCAACCTTAGCTGTATTTATTGTGGGTGTAGTAAGTGTCTTATTAGTCAGTGTCTGAGTATGTGTATCTAGTACTATATTACCACTAGCATTAGGTATAATAACACTTCTATCAGCAGAAGGATTTTCTACATATAATCGTGTTTCATTTGCATCAGCCGTTAAGCCTTCAAATAGAACTGCACTGTCTTCAAATCTAACAGTTGAAGCTAATGTTGAACTATCTCCAGGAGTTCCTAAAAAGTCGTATATCTCTGAAAAGTTAGCATTTATCTTAGTTGCTGCAGAACGAAGTGTATCACCTGTTCCGTCATTAGCCGAACTTCCTGTTGAAACGTTTTGTCTTGCCATATTATATGCTCATTTTGTTTATGTTATTTATATATTTAAATTGCAGAGTCACTCTTATACTTTGTAAAAATTTCGTTATCCATAGTTTCAAGAGTCATTGACATATCTGGACCAACATTTGCGCTGTCATCGAATGTAAATGAATTGACCTGTATGAGTTCTTTAATAGATGTGTAGAAGTTTCCAAGAAGAGATGCAGTATTGGAATCACCTATAATATCTGATATTGGTTGATCAAGTCTTACTCTAATACTAACACCTGAAGTAGAATCCAAGATACCGGTAATGTCTGAAAAAGGTGTAGCCACAGATAGCAGAGCTTGACTTGATAATATAATGTTTGGTGCATCTGATTCTAATGGATTTACACCAAAGGGTTCAATAGTTAATAAAGCTTCTGTTGCAGTTAATACTTCTCCTGCAAAATGAAATCCAGCAGGATGTACAAACTTTTTATATAAGTTTTCATAATCAGTTGTAGATACACCACATCTTATTAATATTGAGAATATTTGAAACTGTTCATTATCTTGTATAAATTTTTGTGATTCAAATCCTATTTGTGATGTACCAATCGTAAATATCTTTTCTTTTGGATAAGATACTTCTGCTTCTTGGTTAAAGAATCCTCTAAAGAATCCTTCGGCTGAGTTCAATGACCCCTTTGCTCTATAAAAGTCGCCAAGTAGTTTAGCCATTAACCTCGGTTGCTTAAAGAAAGATGAAGCCTGTAAACCGTTTCCTATTTCTTTTATCAATTCATCAAGATTCGCTGTACTTGTTTGAGCAACATCTCTTGCATATATCAATTCATTTAATAGATGTCCAAAGCCATGAGTCTGATCACTATCTAAGTGATCATAATATTTTTCCAATAATGTAATAAGTTTTGGATTATCTTCTTGAAAGTACTCGGGTACTACCTCGCCAACTTTAGAAGTCCTTAGCGTGACTTTTCTTCTATTCAGGTCTTCTAAACTATGGGGCATGATTAACTAATAACGTTTGGTGTGTTTTGGAAATCTAATGTCGAGATAGTGGTTGATAAATCTTGATCAATTTTTAATATATGTTGACGGAGTGGTCTTACCGTGCTCTGATCAATGGGTGTAGATGATATCTTTATAAAGTCTCCTTCAATTGCTGTAGGATTAAACTCAGTTAATTTAATCTCACCACTATTAGCAGCATAAGACCCAATATTATCATTTACTACTCCGCCTGTCGAATTTATAATTTGAATAGTATTAGATGATAATTTATTTTTTAACGTGCAAGTTACTCCAGAAAATGTAAAATTAGATGAAGTAATAATATGTGTCGTGTCATCAGGCTGAGACAGCTTCACAGGAAATGTTATGGTGTAATCAGTTGCGGTTCCAATGGTCACTGTAAGTCTTCTTTGGAGTTTTATTGACATTGACGTATTTAATATTGCTGTTGATATCGCATCAATTTCTGCAAGAAGAGCTGATCTTCTAAATACCTTTCCAAATGCATTTAAGTTATTTGCAAAAAAATCAGATATTTTATTTCTAATTGAAACACCAGTGGTTTCTGCAGTCTCTCCTGTTAGATCTGGATCAAAGTTAAATGATGTAGTCGTTTCAACAAATGTATCTATTGGATCAGCAAATTCTGTGTCTATTGACATAACTGCAAGGTTATTTGTAAGTTGAGACTTTATCTGATCTTTTGTTGTCGTCTGCGTGTCAGCCGTGACTTCATCTTTAAATTTTAAACTAACATAAACTGAACCAAAATCAGGTGGAACATTATCATTTCCACCCCATGCTATAACATCATCTAGCACTGATGAGAAGTTTGCATTAATTATTGCTTTATAATCTTCAGCAGTTACCATTCTTTGTTGTGCTGAAAAGGCTGCAGGTGCATTAAGTTTTATTGATGTCAATGTCTCTTTTGCATCACCACCAGCTGAGTTTGAGACTGTCGTAACCGTTGGTGTATAAGAAACACCACCAATACTAAGTGTTCCAGATGGAGTGAATGAAGACGCATTATTTGCAATAGATCCTTGAACTTGAAAATATGTTACTTGAATTTTATTTCCAGCGATTGGAGCCTTTCCAAGAACATTTCCTTCACCAAAAGTCAATTCATAAAACCCATTTGGTGTCTCTCTTACTATAAACACAGTTGATGTTGTGTTAACTCTTACAGCGGATTTAATGTCTGTGTATGTAGAAAACGTTGAAGATGAGGTAGTGTCAAACACCTTAACTGTAATAGTATTAGTGTCAACTGAAACATCAGGAATTACATAGATTTGTTCATCTTCTGTGTCACCCACTATAAATGTCTTAGTTTTTATGGCGCCTTCTTTTATAGTCAAGCTTGCACTACCAGCGGTTGTCTTAAATGCAAAGTTACCTGATCCATCATTAGCAGCCGTGTGATCTTCTGTGGTCATAAATGTATATGTTATATCATCTACAGAAGTCGTAAATGATGAGTTAGCCGGAAGGGTTGCAGTTAGTGTAGAAGTATCAGAAGTTTCGGCAGTAACATTAACAACTGCCGTTGAGGCAGTCATTGACTTTGGATAATAACCTAGATTTTCTGCATGTGATACAACAGATGATCTTAACTGAGCTGAGTTTAAAAATGATTCATTAACTGCTAAGTTTGCTGTTAATCCATTAATATGAGTGTTATAAGCTAACACGTCTAATATATTAGATAATCCACTAGCTTCAAAGTTATAATCAGAAAACTCAGATTGTTGTTTAAAATAATTCTTTAGACTTTCTTTTATTTGATCAAAATCTAAGTCTGTTGATTTTATTAATGCCATTATCTTAACCTCGTAAGCTCTAAATTTAATTCGGCAGTTTCTAAAGTATTAAGTACTTGAAATTGAATTAATACATGCATACTATTATAATCTTCTTTTAATAACACTTGAACACCCTGCACTGCAGCACGAGGTTCATTATTGTTAATGGCCATCCTTATGGCGTCTTGAATATCAATATTATCGATGTCTTCACTTAAAGAAAAAAGATAAGAATTTAAATTTCCTCCAAAACTATATTTAAACGGCTTTTCCCCTCTATTTGTCATTAAAAGATTTTTAACAGATTGCTTTACAGCAGCAGCATCAGTCTTTTTAAAAATATCTCCATTCGATTTATTCGTAAATGTTAAATCAATATCCGTATAAGAAGTAGTACGAGAAGTTGTTATTGGTCTCGTAGCAATATTGCCATCTTCTTGTGCGAAAACTCTAGCCATTAATTACCTTTTTAAAAGACTCATAACATTCTTCAAAACCTTCATCTTTTCCTACACAACTAAACTCTTCATTAATCCATGCTCTCCTAAAGTAACCATCATAACAAGCTATGATAGTTTCTTCTGATGCATTCAAATGACCCTTTGTCATATAAAACATTTTACATTTTTCTTTTAAAGACACATTAACTCCTAATCTTTAGTGCATTGACACTGGCAATCAACACAAACATCATTCACACATTCTTGACATTCTTCATCACAATGACATTTATGATTACATTTTTCACAATTAGTATTACACATGCATGTCATCTTACTTCTCCCTATTGTCTTTATTTATATCATTCTACGTTAACTGTTGTGGCACCAGTTGTTAAAACTCCTGCGTCTACAGCATCACCAATACGAGCAACTTCTTTACCTTCCACAAAAACCGTTGAAGCACTTCCAGTTATTGGTGCCTGGTGTGGGAAAGTATCTGTACTATGCACGATTGTCTCGTCATCTTTACGTGCCACTAATTCTCCCTCTGCAAATACTGTGCTCTGAGCCGGAGTATCTAGCGTTGAGATTAAAGTACCACCATGTCCAGTTGTTAATGAATCTCCCTTTCTACAAATAAAAGCCATTATATTGCTGATCCTGTATTAAACCAAGATGCCTGATTAATGACTTCTTGTTCAATTTGATCAAATCCTTGATTCTCAGCTTTTTCTTTAATTAATCTATTATATAAGTTATCATGAGAGGCCATCTTATTTCCTCTAAAATAAGCTAATTTGTCTCCAGTACCTGAAACAAATGGATTACCATCTATTGATTTAGATCTTTCATCATATATCGCATCAATTAATTCTTGCTGAGTTCCACCGTATTTCATTATTCCATCTTTCGGATCTTTTATCCATTTACCAGTTCTTTTTAAAGCCTTTTGAAATACTCCTGTTGCACCGTTATTGACTAAATTGCCTTCTTTATCTTTGTATATTCCTGGTCCATGTTGAACTGCAGTACTGAATAAAGCTTCTTGTACTCCATTGCTCATTGTACCATCACATGCATCGATACCAGTCGCTAATTGAATTTGATTTACAGCCGTATCATAATGAGATCTCCTTATAAATTCTTTTTGCGCATCTTGAAATATTGATCTTTTTCCTAGTCTTCTCCATGTATCACCAAAAGCCCCATTTTTTCCATCGATAGCAGCTAATGCTCCACCTGCTGCGGTTAGATCTGCGTGTAGTCCTTGTGATTCATATATTGGATTATCTTTTAAAAAGGTCATAAATTTATCCATCGAAGAAGTATCCTTGCGATTAACGCCTTTGTCAGTAGATATTTGGTGAAATCCCCATGATTCAGAGGTATGTGTTAACACACCGGCTTTATTAAGATGCCTTTCAACTCCAACCGCATCCACTCTACCATTTGATTCGTACTTTTGAGAAAGGTTTCCAAGATCTGCTCGAGCACATTTAGTAGGAGAACCAGATATGCTGGCGTCAATGGCGCTTTGTACATCTGCGCTACCTCTTCCAACCCCTACGACTGCATCGCCTTGACCAGAACCAGCGTAATCTACAGGATCACCATTCTCATCAACTGGTACAGTCTTAGATCCACCAGCAGTAGCTCTATTAGGAACCGTGTCTCCTGCAAATTCTAATCCATCGACGTTACCACCTGTTAAATTTAAATCAAGCTGTGTTCCTTCAATGTCTATTTGTTCTGCTGCATATATATTAATATTTTCTATAGATGTCATATTAATATTACCTTGCACACTAAAGTTACAATTTCCTCCAACAACTATGTCTAAATTTTCGGTGACATGTAGTTTATCATTACCTGTTACTGTTCTAAATCCATTCTTGTGTTGAGTAACCACATCACCATTTTCATGCATCTCAATAAATGTACCAGACTTGTGAAATATATGAATCCTTTCATATCCGCTCGTATCATCAACTTCTATAACATGACCACTTGATGTTTGGTGTACAGCATTATTTGGATAAGCTGCTTTATATCTGTTATCATATGGTGTCTCATCGATTATTGAATCATTTGCTTTTGATAAGGTATTTGTACCTCTTGCTAGTTGACTTGTTGTTACATCTGTTATTGCACCACCAGATTCTGCTTCAATCTTTGGTAGTGAACCTAACACTAATGGATCTTGTGAGTTCGTTCCATCTAAAAATATGCCAAAGACTCTAGCGTTGACTTGTATTCCTACAGTATTTCCAAGACCTGCAGTTCCACCTTCGGATACTGGCATTACTACTTGTGCATATGGTAAGTCGGCATCTGGTATATCTTCTTTAGTGGCTTCATGAATACCAAAGATCTTGACCTGAACTCTACCGAGTTCTAAGGGATCATTGATATTTTTAACAACACCGATGAACCATCTCATATTGTCGCCATAAAAATCTGTATGTCTCTTTGGTATCATCCTAAACCTGTTGCAGGAGGTGCGGCCTCAGGAATAGCCATATTTGAGAACCTAGCACCGGTGAAAGTAATATCATATCTCTCTCTTTTTATAACATGTTGAGCACCTATAATTAAATACTCACCTGAAAATTTACTATCTTGAAATGATTCAAGATCAAATTGATCAGTTGGCAAAAAATCAAGCTTGATCTTTCTCCCAACAGTATTATTATGGTTGCCTTCAACAAAATCTAATCCGCTTATATCAAATCTTAAAGGAGACTTATGCATAAAATTTATATATGCTTGAGCTTTTGTCGTGTTTTTATATTCTGCTAAGTTAGAACATTCAGAGTATGATAGATCAAACTGACGAGATTTTGTTGTACGATGAGAATTAGATCCTCCAAACTGAGCTATAGTCCTACTTTTTTCTGTATTAAACTTAAATTCCTTATCATACAAAACACGTTTTTGTTTAGGAGGTAACTTAGCACTAAATGCATCTAATGTATCATCTGAAATATTAAAGTTGAATGTTTGACTCGCTGTCGCTGAGCTCCCTGAAGAATTTATAAAATGTTGTCTACTACCTATAGAACCTCTTTGTATTAAGTTATATAAATTTTCAACATCATGATGACTATATGAATATACGGTGTTGAAGGCCGCAACATCAGTTTCACCCGCTAAAGGTTTTGAATACTTATAAGCTGGTGCTTCTCCATTATCATCGGTTGGGTTTACTGGTTGTCTATCAAATAATAATGTTCCAAGATCATTAAACTGTAGATTTTTATCTGCTAACGTTGAATAAAAAAAGAATGGATATCCCTCACTTGTTGTAGCTCTATTAGCGAGCCAAGAGCACGCATCAAGAGGAGATAAGTTAGGAACTATTACTTTTAAATTTTGAATATCTTTAGCTTCGGTGTCAGTTTGCCTACCAACGATTGATGTTATTTTTTTGATAATATCAGAGCACTTTCCTTTATATACTTTATTTAAATTCTTTAAGTTTGAATTAAATCCTACATCTTCTATTAAACTGAGTAGTATAGTTTGTGCTCTGCTATCATCTCCTCTAGTCG